GAAAAAAGGGCTCTCTATGGAGCCTTGGGGGTCTATCCAGATAAGAACTCAGCACTTGCTGAACTTATAGACAACTCTGGAGAATACGGCAATACGACTACTGTAAAGATCCGAACCAACAAAGATAGTATTACGATTAGTGATGATGGTGCTGGTTTGGATGCAGAATCAATAGTCAACATGTTTCGTATCAAGCGCAATGAGCACGCCGAGGGTGAAACTGGAAAGTTTGGTTATGGATTTAAATCGGCCACATCTTTTCTTGGCTCTGAAACGCAAGTAGTGGGCAAGAGAGGAGACACTTTTGTATGGGGCAATGCTGAACCAAATGATGATTGGCAGTATGAAATCAAAGTAATCCCCAAGGGTGATCCAGATTATGATCACTTTTTGGATTTATGGAAGAAACATGGCGCCCGTGAATCTGCATCTGGGACGATTGTTTTCATTAAAAAACTCAAAGAAGAGCTTACTGACCTTGATGTAGCAAAGCTATATGACTTTGTATCCGTAATTTATTCAATAAACTTTAAAAATAAAGGCATTAGTGTTTTAATAAATGATACGATGGTGAAGTTTAGGTCTTTGTTTGGGAAAAAGTATCTTAATGACTTTGATAGAAAGAAGGTCACCTTTGGCGATCTACAGTTTGAGCTTTCTCTTCTAAGAAGAGTGTCGGATGATAATCCTCATCGGTTGACTATTATTAGAAATAATAGGGTGATTGTGAGCGGCTATTCCATGGGAATCCCAGG